GACCACGAGGGCTGACTCCGGAACCAAGCTCGCCAATCAACCTCTGACCCCTTACCTCGATTGCATTCAGCGCAAGCAGCAATCAAGTTGTGGGCAACGGTGTGACCCCCTTTGCACCGAGGACGGACATGATCCAAGGTTCCGGCTGGCTTACCGCAATAGGCACAACGGGACCCCCAGGAGTCGAGGATCCCCTGCCGAAATCGCAGCTTGGCGCACCGTTTTGAGCAGAGGAGGGAGCCATCGATGTGATGGTCCAACATGCCGGCGTGGCAGCTTTCCCAGCCTACGGACCAGAGCAAAGTCCCGGTCGCAGTCTGCAACAGTGAAAACCGTGCCCTCAAAATCTAAACTTGTGCACTTGAAATCTAAACTCGCACCTCGCGAATCTGAACTCGTGCATCAGGAATCTAAACTTGTATACCGCTAACTCGCATTCGCGCCCTATGCGCAAGTTTGCAATTTGGCGATACATTTTGCATATCCCGCCGCGTCTTGCGCTGTCGTGACGCAAAACACTACCGATACCTTCCGGAATGATGGTGCTTTAGTCAACGTGTTGACAGGAATGGGCCTGTCATCTCGAGACAAGACAACAGCAACATCTGTAGCAGCAAAAGCCTTCCTCTCAGAAGCGGAGCTCGAGGCCCTCTATAGCCATGGCGTGCCTCGTCGTTACGTCGACGCCATCGCTGACGAGATCCTGCGCCACCGCACCACCATCGTCCTGGGCAGCGACACCGAGCCTGATGCGAACGACACCATCAGCAGTTTCGAGACCTCCCTCCAGGCCACACAGTTCCATTACGCCCTCTCCGAGGTCGTCAAACTGCAGCGCCTGTACGGCGGTGCCGGCCTAGTCCTGCTGATTGACGACGGTCTCCCCGAGGAGGAACCGGTCGACCTCAAGCGCATCCGCGCGGTCCGCGGCTTCGTCCCCCTGTCCCGCCACGAGCTGATCCCCGAGGACTTCTCGATCACGGACTACTCGAAGCCCTCGCACTACCGGATCACCACCAGCCAGCGGATCACCCCCGACCAGACAGGCTCTTACACGAACGTCCGCATCCACAACACCCGGGTCGCGCGCTTCGACGGCTTGTATCTGCCCTGGAACGTCCGTGTCCGCAACACCGGCTGGGGTCAGTCGGTACTCCAGCTGATCTGGGAGGCCTACAAGCGCTACGAGTCCACGATGTCGGGTCTCGAGACCATGACCACGGACTCGGATCTGTTTGTCCATAAGATCCCCGGCCTGTTCCAGCGGATTGCTTCCGGAAACGAGACGGATCTGCGTAAGCGCCTGGAGGCCAACAACCTCAGCCGCTCCGTCTACGGCGGCATGGTCGTCGACCAGGAGGAAGACCTTCAGTTTCTCAACCGCGCGCTGTCCAACATGGCGAGCGCCACCGAGCCCTTCATCAAGGATCTCCAAGCAGCCACGGGCTGGCCCGCCTCGATCCTGATGGGCGACTCTCCAGGCGGACTGGGTAAGGAAGGCCGCTTCGAGGAACGCGTCTGGGCCTCGTTGGTCGAGCAGTGGCAGGAGGTGTACTGCCGCACCCCGCTAACCGAGGTCTTCACCTACATCCTGGCCAGTCGCGAGGGACCCACCCGAGGACGAGTTCCGGAATCCTGGAGTGTGCGCTTCCCGAGTGTCTTCACCCAGACCGACGAAGAGAAAGCAGGCCTACGTCTGCAGATGGCTCAGGTAGATGCGCAGTACATCAATCTGGGTGTCCTGAACCCCCTCGAGGTGCGCGAAGCCCGCTTCGGCGGTACCGAGTACAGCATCGACACCACGCTCAACGAGGCTGTCACTGAGCAGTTGGTGGCTCAGACCGACGCATCCTTCCAATCGCAGATGGCGGGCTACGAGGCTCAGCTGTCTGCGATAGCGGCACCGCAGCCTGGTCTGCCTCCGGCGGAAGAAGAAGAAGAAGAAGACGACCCGGAACAGCCTGCGATTCTCCCACCTGGCCGTGGTGATGCCTCCCTGTTCGATCACTACGAGGCCCACGGCCTGCGGATCGCTGTTTCGCACGAGCTCAGCGGCATTAAAGCCGGCCATCTGGTTGGCCCGGACGGCCAACGCACCGATGCCACCGAGGGAGCGCCCCTGATGGTCTTCGGTCCCAACCGCACCAAGGCGTACAAGCTCTACCGAGCGCGTTTTGTCATCGACGGCGCCTTGATTGACGGGCCTTATGCCACGGGCTTCGCCTCCTTGCGTGCAGCGAAGAGCGGCATCAACGCTTTATTCCCTCGGCAGACTGTGGCAGGGCTCTCCCCTGTACCCGAGGGCGAAGTCGAAGCACTCCGAGCCGCCTGGGAGACGTACTGATGGACCACCCCCAACAAGACACGACCCGGGCCGCCGCCTATCTCGCTGCCAAGGAACGCCTCGACCTCAAGGGCTTCAAGGCGACGCGGACAGGTAAGACACGTTCCGGAAAGCTGAATTGCGAGCCACCGAATAAGCAATGTGGCGGCCGTTGCATCCCACCGAGCTGGGATTGCCGCCTCAAAGGTGAGGGCACGAATTCAGACCTCAACGCACACTCCCAGGACTTGCTCGGGGGTGTTGCCTCCCTGCAGCGTGGTTCACGCGATCTTGCCAAGGGTCTGCGCACCGCCAACCCCGAGCTGATCAACCGAGGCCGGAACTCCCTGGTCCGTGGTGCGGTCAAGATCGCCCCGGGGGACAACCTCCAAGAGAAAAAACGCCTCAAGCAGGCCATTCAACGCAACAGCCGCCCCATCGTCACGGTGTTGACCATGGGCGTGCTCGGCTTTGCCGCCCACAACGGCCTGAAGAAGACTTGGCCTGGCTACGCCAAGGGCGCGGGCCGACAGTTTGACGACGCCATTAAGCACGCCTACGGCAGCGTCCTCGACCAAGTGCCCATTGTGGGCGGACGACGCGCGGCTATCCGTGCCGCTGGTGGCAACGCGGCAGCTCAAGCCACCCGGCAAGTATTGCGTGGCCCCGAGCTTGCTCAGACCACGAGCGCGATGGCGAATACCAACCCGCTTCGTCCAGGTCTCGCCGCAACCGTCGGTATCAACGCTGATCTGCGTGGATCGAACGTCATCAACGGCTATGACCAGCTGGTCAGGGATAGCAAAGGTACCGTTGACTCAGACACCTGGATTCAGCGTGGCCGCCAGCTGGTGTATGGCGCCAAAGACAAGAACGGCAACAGCATCTACTCAACTGATGCCAGCGCCTATCTACTGACCAAGCAATTCGGCATGGACCCTCGCGGTGTCCTCGGCTCCGGCAGTCGTGCCGCTCGTACCTTGCCCTATCGGCGCGAGCTGTTGAAGAACAACCTGGCGGGCCGTCTCGACGAGATGTCCACCGCACTCCAGCGGGATATGGAACTGCGCGGTATGGACGCCCAGCAGTACACCGAGCGCGTTCTCCGTCCTCAGATTCAGGCCACAACAGCTGGACTCCGCCAAGGACGTACCGCTGCAGCCAAGCAGTCTGAGGAGTTCCTGGGTCGGTTGCTGACGACCTCCGGAAAGCCAGCTCATCGCGCCCACGCGGAAGAGCTAATCAAAAAGACTGAGACCCACTTCAACACAGTCTTCAACGACTTGGCCCGGAACATCAACCGCAATGCGGTCAGCACCGAGTCCCCGTCCGATGAAGCCACCTTGGGCTTTGCACGCTTTCTGGCCACCCATAACCGCGGCCCTGCGACCCGTGTGGTGAACAACGAGCACGCGAACCTTTACCTCGAGGGCGTTTTCCGGCAGCGCGTAAACGCTCAATCTGCTCCTATCACGGTCTCCCGTCCAACAGCGGTGCGGGTAGCGAAAGCGGTAGCCGGACACGCCACTGATCCGACACCAGAGCAGGCCATCGAGATCCTGCGTGTCCAAGGTGGTATCCGCGCCACCCTCCAGGGTGCACCACCCCGAGGACGGACCCAGCGCACGCAGCAGAGCCTGACGGACATTGCCCGTCGGATCATGCAGTCGGAAAACCTCAGCTATGAGGCCGCACTGCGCCGCGCTCGACAGGAGATCCAAGCCCGCGGCGACGCGGCAGGAGCGGAAAGCCTGGGAAAGCCCTGCGGGGAGAGCCACATCCCCAAGGCGCATGAATGCCGGAAATCAAGCGCAAAGTCCGGATCTTCAAGCTTGAAGACCGCAGCCAAGGTTGCTCTTGCTGCCGGCGTCGTAGCTGGTAGTGCTGCACTGGCTACTGACCCCAAACTGCAGCAACGCGCGCGTGTCCAAACACGCCTGTTACTGCGGGGTTCTGATAAGGCCACGCGGGAAGCTCTGATGCTGGGTGGCCGCGGTCTCGTCGCAGGTCTCTCCCTCAAGCAGGTCAAGCAAGGTCTCGACAAACTCCCCAAGGCCTTTCAAGGCCCGGCCCGCCAACTGGTCGGAGCTGCCAAACAGGCCGCTGCTGGTATGGCGCTTAAAGCCGAGGGCTTTGCTGTCCAGGACATCGATGTGGTGAACAACTACTCGACCTGGAAAAACAAGAAGGGCACCTTGATCTCCGTAGGCTCCTATGGGGACAGCCTCGTGACCTACGTATCCAACAATTCACACGCCTGGAATGGCAAGCGGGTCTACAAAATCGGCTTCAACGTCGACCAAAACTTTGATGCGACGCGGGCTATGCCAGCAGATCAGGCCCGTGACATCACAGCGGCCGTCCGCAAGATGACGGATAACCACCTCGGGAAGATCAAAGATGGGGTGCTTGCCACCTTCCCCTGGGACGGCGACGAGTTTGGTGCTAAACGCCGTGCGATTTACACCCGCGCAGGGTTTAACAACATCGTGGGTGAGCAGTCACAGTGGGCGCTGGTCGAGAAGGGCCGAATCAAGAAGATGAACGCGGCTGAATCCTTCATCTACCTCGCTGAGTCTGGCGAAAGGGACGCGCCCATCTACAAACCGGCGAAGCGCGAACGCAAGGACGCGGCGGTCAAGCTGAATGGACATCCTTGAGCAGTACAACCGCACCCTCCGCACCACCGAGGACGGCACACTGCGTCTCCTGAACCGCGTCCTCGACCAGGCCTTCAATCGCCTGGTGCGTCGAACCCGGATCCACATGAAGGCCGGCTATGCCGATCCCTCCCAGCGGAACCTTGCCTTGCTGCAAGAGTTCCGGCAACTGATCCCCGCCTTTCGCCCCGACAAGGTGGACGCCTACGACCGGTTATTCCGGAACCTCGTGCGTGACGCCTCCGGTCTCGGCTTGGACGTCAGCCAGAAGTTGACCACCCAGATGCGCCCCGATACGCCGCGCATTGATGTCTCCATTCCACTGGAGGCCACGGTGGCTGCCGCCAATCAAGCCAAGGGCTATCTCCGCCGCCACGGCGAGAAGTTTGCCGAGACCGCTGCCACCACAGTCGCCCAAGGGATCGCCGAAGGCCGCCCCACCGACGCCATGGTGCAGGACATGCGCCTTCGCCTGGGTGTGGTGAAGTCCCGCGCCGACGTGATCGTGCGCACGGAGTCATTACGGGCTTACAACAGCGCGTCCAACACGTACTACGCAGCCCAGGGCATCGACGTCGTCATGTACTACGCGACTGCTGATGACCGAGCCTGCCCGATCTGCGCCCCTCGAGCCGGGGAGCTCTACAGACGCAGCGAAATCAAGGTGCCCCTTCACCCCCGCTGCCGCTGTTACGTCGCCCCCTGGGACCCCGAGATCGCCCAGATGGACCCCGACTACGCAGCTATGCGGGATCTGCATAAGCAAGAGGTGACAGCCGCCCTCCAGCGCACCGGCACCACCGAGCTCGCGAGCCTCAACCGCGCTGCCGTCTTCGAGCAGCTCGCCCCCGTCCCCCTCAGCACCGTGTAAAGCGTCCCAGAAAGCGAAACAGCGGACCCAAGGCATCCAAACGACGATTCAGCTCCTCAAGCTGAGCCTGAATCTCATCAAGACGCTTAATGACTGTGTCAACTCGCTGAGTAATCGGACCAGTTGCCTGTTCAACTTCAGTTCCTAGAAACTTTCCGATGTCCACGGGAGGCATGCCACTACCCGTCACCGTAAGCAAGCTCCACCAGCGGTAATCTGGCCTATCCGACTACGCCATCTCGGCCACCCTTGCTATGGCCAAGCCCAGCATGTCCATGAAGTCCAAGTCCATGGAAATGGAGCCGGGCGAAGGCAAAAAGCACGAGATGGCTGAAACCCCACAGGAGGAGCTCCGCGAAGGCGCCGAGCCCGACGACATGCCTGCAGGCAAGACCAATCGCAAGCGCAGCGCCAAAGGTGCCAAAAACACCAAAGCCCCCATGGATGGGGAGAACTGCAGCTGCGGTGCGCGCAAAGGCAAAGCCTCCTGCGATGGCAACTGCGGTGGCTACGGCAAGAAGATGGACCGCAACGACGCCCTGACCCCACAGGAGTACCTCGCCGCTTGCGACCTCGGCATCCAAGGCCGCTCTCGTTCCTACATCCGAGCCCGACTGGATACAGCGGAGCGCCTCGACCTCAAATGCGGTAAAGGCAGCATCTCCGAGGGCGAGAAGTGCCACGTGGGACCTACACAAAAAGTCCAACCAAAATCAAGTGAGGGAAGCAGCAAAATAACTCTAACAGGCAAAGAAACAGGTATTTTTAGCAGGGAGCGTATTAAGAGAGAGGGCTACTATGGAGCTCAGTTAGGAGGTAATGCGTTTAGCCGTAAAAGCCAGGCCAAGCGCTACGGTGCATACAACGCCGCAGCTGGTGCTGCTATTGGCGGGGTGGCAGGTGCACTACTCACGGGTAACGCAAAAAGCGCTGCTCTCGGGGCCCTTGGTGGAGCCGCTTATGGCGCGCTCGCTGGCGCAGCAGGTGGTGCAATTACTGCGCAAGTCAATAGATCAACATCGAGAGCAGCAAATCGGAGTCTTCAACGTGAGAAATTTGAAAAACCAATAGCTTCTCGCCACAAGACTACACGGGCCGCAATGCAAGCTGGTGGTGCTACCGGACGGCAACTAGGAGAATACGACATGAAGACTGCCATGACATTAGCTAGGGGTTACGATCGTATCAATGCGCGCACTCAGGGGCGTTATGGCGCAGATTCAATATATGCCGACGGGTTCTCACCCGACCTAAAGCAGCTTGCAATTTAAGTCATGGCGTTAACACCTTCTACCATTCGGCTTGACTTAAAATGCGGCAAAGGCGCGATCTCAGAAGGGGAAAAATGCCATGTAGGAACAGCGAAAAGCGTCGAGGAAGGGCAGCTGTCCCCTCGTGAACTTAAGCGTGCAAGCTCTAAGTTAACAAGTCGGCCCACACTTAAGAAAAGGTATGTGGCTATTGCAGCTTACGCAGCACTTACTGCTGCGACTCTTTATCAGGCCAGGAATATAAGACAAGCTTACGCTCAGAAATTCGACCCCGCTGAACGCTACACCGCTTACAAAGGCACTATTGGAGATCCTGCAACTGTCATCAAACAAATGCAAGGCTCCAGCAAGACAGGAGCACCTTCCTTGTTTGGCGAAGTTACTTTCGGTAAGCTAGACAATAAAGATATTGTCGTTAAAAGATTAGGAATTAAGGGTATGGCGGGGGCATCACAGGTAACTGCCATGGAGTTACAAGGCATAATAAGCAGCAAAACAGCGGACGCCCTAAGAAGAGCACAGGGATCATTACAAACGAACGAAGTGCAAGGGGCTGAGCTCGCTGGGAAACTTGGCTTTGGACCTCGCGTCGTTGCGGCGGGCAACAACTCACTAATCACTGAAGTAGCAAAGGGGCGCCCATTAAGCAGCCAAGACAGGCTGGCGCGCAATGGAGCCAAACTACAACAGGAGCTATTGCAGGATCCCGCACCTGCAATTAAGAAGATAGCCAAGCTGCGATGGCTAGGCTTTACCAAAGGCACAGAAGTAAGTACCGTAAATAAAAACAGAATTATTGAGAACATGGCGCGCATGCACACAGCCGGAATTTCTCATAACGACCTCCATCCGGGCAATATATTTATTAGCGACAGAGGCGCTCAATTTATTGATTTTGGCACATCCGAGCGCGGTGGCGGCTCCGTTGCCGCTGAGTTTGTGCGCATGATGAACCCTCCTAGGGCTGGACTCCAACAGAATGGAGGTATGGGATACAACCTACGTAGCGTCGACCCTAAAGGGTACGCCGTTACAGAAAAGTCATTGCGTCAGGCTATTGGAAAAAAGGTCGGACAGCTAACAGCTGCCGATGTGCATAAAGCTGTAGAGACAAGCAAAGATAGAGATGCTCTCGAAAAACGCTTACAAAGCATCACCGATGAATACTATCGGGGATACGCAAGTCGCAGGCCTAACTGGGAGGCCTGGCGAGCGAACGCTCCAAAAGCGGGTGGTACAGATGAAGAGCGGAAGGCTTTCAAGAGCTTCTTCGAGCGCAATACACCCGGACTAAAGCGCGGCGATTCCCTGCTTCCTGACTATTTGACACCTGCGTTAATACGCTCAGACTCCAAAGGTCGCCCTTGCGGTCAGAGCCACATCGCCTCCACGAAAAACTGTCAGAAGAATGGGTCATTCCCTTCAAGAAAGGCCATTGCGGTAGGCCTGACAGCGAGTGTGTTAGGTGCTGCGCTACTGCACAAAGGCAGTCGTAAGGCCATTCTCAACAGCCCTAGGACACTGCAACGCGCATCCCAACGTGGCATCACAGAGGTCGTCCATCGCATGACGGCTAAACCACCCTCGATGCGTCTGACGCCACGGGCTTTTGAGCAAATCAAACCCCCGTCCAAAACCGAACGTCTTAATCAAGCTGCTCGCTCCGCCAACGTGAATGCCGAAGAGGCCATGCGCAAGGCCGCCCGAGCTGAAATAGAACGCGGCATGGCTGTAGGTCAAGCGATGTACGCGGCCGGCAAAGCCACTCGGGCTTCCCTACGCAGCGGCATGCGGACCCACAACCTCACAGTGGAGAAGCTGCGTCGCCGCTACGAGCCCGGTTACCGCCGAGGGCGCACGGATAACTACATCCAGACCTACGCCCCAGTCCAGCTTCAACCGCCCACGCGTCGTGACGCTTGTTGGGAGGGCTACGTCCAAGCCGGAATGAAGCGCCAGGGTAAGCGCGAAGTCCCCAACTGTGTACCTGCCTCCTCTGGACTGGCCAAACCGCAGACCCAGAAGGACACCGAGGACGGCAAGAAGTACACCAAGACCGTCACCAACCCCGAGACCGGCCGCCCCAACAAGGTCCGCTACGGCGCCAAGGGCTACCGGATCGCCCCCGGCACCCCCAAAGGCGACCGCTACTGCGCTCGGTCCTTCGGCGACATGAAATCCGAGGGCTACGACTGCTCCGGCGCCCAACGCAACACCCCGCTTTGCCTCTCCCGCGCCAAGTGGAAGTGCTCGGGCAAGACCAGCCGCCGCTAAGTCCGCACAATGAGCTCAGTTACCCGAGCCTGAGTGCAGGACACCGACGTGAAACCGGCCAAGCCGCCCGAACACGCCTTCACCCGCCTCTGGTTCTGGAACCCCGCAGGAGCTCAGTCCCTGCTCTGTCCTGTCCACGAAGCCAACACCATCCGCCGCCGTCTGATCTCCGAGGGCGCCGTGGTCTGGCACACCGAGGTCTACAACGCCTAGACGCCCTGCAGCATCTCGTGCAACGGTACTGAGTAGATCTCGCTTAATACTATTAGCTTCGAAAGCGATATCTCTACTTCACCCTTTTCCAGTCTCGAGTACGCCGCCTGACTGATCCCCAGTCGTTCTGCCACCTCTGCCTGGGTGTGACCGGTGTACTCCCGTAAGGCGCGCATCCTGCGGCACATAGTCAATTGCCGGTGGATTGCCACTCCCCTTTATCCGCTTTGCGTTTAAGGCTATCGCGACTCCTCAAAAGGCGTAATCTGTGCGCATGGAAACATCAGTATCCAGGTACGACTTCGCCCCCATCACGGGTAGCGAAACCACCGAGGAGGGTTACCTTCGCGTGTGGTGTCGTGCTGCGCGTACGGGCACCCAGCTCTACCGGCGTGCTGATGGCTCCCAAGTCCGGGAATACAGGCCCCCCGAGGAGGTCAGTGCTCCCGATTCGCTTTCCACGTTCGGGATGAAACCCGCGACATGGGGGCATCCACCCGTTCTTCTCGACTCTTCCAACACCAAGACGTATCAGGTCGGCTACTCCGGTAGCCAGGTCCGTTACAACGACGGTTTCGTGGAAGTCGCCCTCGTAGTCACAGACGCGGACGCCATCGAGAAGATCAAGCGCAAGGACGCCACCGAGGTGTCTGCCGGCTACAAGGTCGATTTCGACCCCACCCCTGGGCTCACCCCCGAGGGCGAGGAGTACTCCGGCATCCAGCGCAACATCCGGGTGAATCACATCGCCATCGTGCCCCGTGGCCGGGCTGGCCCGGAGGTACGACTGCTCCTCGACCGTATGGACGCAGCTGACGCTGTGGCCTACGACCAGGAACTGACCCACACCTATGGGTCGGCGCTCCAGC